AGGCTGGGCGCCTTTTGAGAAGTTTCCTTCCTGGTACCGTTTCCGGCCTCAGCAGGTGGATTAAGCTTTTCAAGATCTTCCTGATCGTCCGGGATTAATAATCCAGGATCAGCAGCTACAGCAGACAGTAGCTGCTTTTTGAAAAAATCCATTGCTGCTTTTCTGATGTCTGGATCCAGTTCAAAGTATGTTTTCATGATCTTCAGCTCCAGTGGTGTAGCACCTTTGGACTTTGCAAATTCGTCCAGGCTAAAGGTTGTAGGCTGGGCGAACATTGATCCTGTCCCGTTTAATAACCATTCTTCATTAACTCCAAATTCTTTACATATAAGTTTTAATAAAGAAAGCTTTTGCTCTGGTTTAGCAAGAGCATTTAACTCAATATTCTTAATAACATCACGACTTACACCAAGACGCTCACCGAAAGCGGATTGTGAAAGTCTAAGATGATTTTTTCTGAGTTCTTTTACACGTTCGTATGTTTCCATTATCGCTATACCTCCTTCCTAATGAATCTATGATGAGTATATTACTAAATAATGGGCTTGTCAACCCAAAACATAAAAAATAAAAGTATAAATGGGTTGACAATCCCAATATAAGAGCCTATAATGTACGCATAAGCACATGGACGATTAAAAAAATGTGCTGAAACCACAAATAATGAAAGGAGAGCTACCATTATGGCAGAAAGAAAAAAAACAACAGAAAGCTTAATAGCATTAGTAGCAATGGAGTATGAGCCAGAAGCAGCAGAGGCAATGGCCTTTGTGTCAGAGCTGGAACAAAAAGAAAAGGAAGACTTCCTCACATTCCTGGAGGGAGTACGTTTCGGAAAACAGTTGGCCCAGAAGAGCGCGTAAGCACTAGAACATAAGAAAGGAGTGAGAACATGTTTTTGTGCAATATAGAATTTTCAAATAGACTTGTTGTTTCAGGTGAAGTATTAGAAGCAGCAAGTAATAAAGTATTAGAAATAATAAAGTCTGAACTCCCAGAGGAAGCTCAGACATATGAAGTTTACAGCTACATATTAAAACAATGCAAGGAGAAAATAGGGGGCAAAAAGATTATATTATAGCGTTTTCTCTAACTGTGAAATAGCTTTTAGGTTAAAGAAAGGGGGGAAGAAAGTGCTTACTGGAACAGATATCTTAAACATTGTATGTTTCATCATTGTGATGCTGATCTCAGTAGGAACAATCGCAGTAATCATAAAGATGAAAATCGAAGGAATATGGATTTTTCAGCTTATATGGGTGCTGCTTATGGATATCTTGGGAGTGATGTTGCTTATATCAAGGTTATCGTAATGAAACCAGAATAGAAGAAAGCATATGAATAATGGATGGGCGAAGTGCATTGACTTGATCAACATTCATAGTATTTAAAGCATTGTAAAACATATCAAGCTTATCCCATTCCGATTCAGGAACATATGCGTATACATTAAAAAAGACTTTTCCGCATTCTGCCATTACAGCTGAATATGAAAGTCCGGTACAAGTACCGATTGCAGAAATACAGTCTTGCAATACTTTTTCTTTCCGTTCAATCTGATGTTCCTTAAAAGTAAGCTTATGGAGTTTTAGATTGTATCGATTAGTGAGAATTGTAGTGATTATGGGACTGGCAATAGTGCCAACAATGGAAATTGCCAATGCAATCCAGGCGGCAGTAGCACTCCAGTCAACATTGGTAGGAATTGGTTGTGGAAACATTTTAATTCTTCCTTTCTTTTGTATTTAGCCCTGGCGGGGGCCTGTAAGTACAGTATAGGACGGGAAAACAAAAATGTAAACAGATAGAGAAGGGGTGAGAAGAGATGCTAACGGTACACAAAGATATTCGAGCTAGCGATAAAGAAGAAAAGAACCCACATTTCCCAGTCTGGAAAACATGGATTCTTATTTCATTAATAGTCAGTCAGATTTTAACAGCAGTTCAGATCCGTCAGGCGAATGAGGAGCTGTGGAAAGCTGTGATTCAGTTGGGAGATCATCTGAGTGTTCATCTGCATAATGAGATTCAATACAATGAGGCAATGAGTCAGCTTCTTGAAGAAGAGAGCCGGCTTCTGGAGGAATGCAATCGGAAGTTGGAAGCTCTTTTGAATTAGATTTTAATTGATCATAAATAGATCCTAATAACTCAAGCTCTTTTGAGATAGCTTCGTATTGTTTTTGCTGAATTTTAAGCATTTCTTCATTTTGCTGAATAATCGTAGCATCATTTTCCATTTCTTCTTGGTGGTATTTTTCTTGCCAAGCTGCTGGGGATAAATTCTGGCAATAGGAAATGTATGCAATAAGTATTGTTATTAGCAGACTGATTATGCTCAAAGCTTTTTCAGATGGCAACTTAATTAGTGATTTATTCTGAATAGGGGGAGTTATTTCTTCATCATAATCGAAGTTATCAGGGATAAGCTGTTTGGGCATTTCCACGCAATTATCGATAACATGAATTGAGTTAATAGCATTTATTAATGGCTCTAATTGGTAGGTCAATGCGTCATTAATATTATTGAGAGATTGTGTATCTAATGATTTAGCAATAAAAGAAAAATCATTTTTACGCATGGAATCAATAGAACTTTGAATGAGTTCTGAAAATTGAGCGCAATATGTTTCCGAATAAAGAGCAGATGTCTCTTTGAGTGATGCAGCCATTTGACTTAATGCAGCGTTTAGTGTATCAGGCTGGAAAGCTGATTCATAAAGCGTTTTGATCTCTTTTATTTGGGCAATGAGACGTTCCAGCGCAGAAGACAAGTCAACAGATTGTTTCATAGAAAACTCCTTTGTATGTACTCAGCCCTGGCGGGGGCTTGTAAGTACAGTATAGGACGGGAAGATAAAAATGTAAACAGATAGAAAAAGGGGTGAGAAGAGATGAAGAAAAACGTAATAAGCTGCATTATTGCGCTGGCATGCTCCCGTACATTTGTATTTTTATCAGGTGGGAGCATGTCCAGATATGAAGAGGCCAGTATGTATTGTCTTGTCTATTTATGCGTGAGGCAGCTTTTGAATTAAAGAAAAAGGGGTGAGTAAACTGAAAAAAATGGATAGGTTAACGGTAGCGATTATACTCAGCGTAATGTCTCTTTTGATAAATATCTGTTTTAATGGAAAAGACATATTAATGAATTTACGTTGGATATTATCTTGTCTAAGTTAGCGAGTATCGAAGCAATGACGGATATTACAGAAATAATAGTTGCAATATCAGCTTTTTTCTTAGCTTTGTTTGAATCAGCAATAGCAGCATCGGCTATTTACATGTAGACCATGGAAAGGAGGTAGAGGCGTGTTTAGGGAAGTGATCAATATAAAGAATTATGGAAGAGACACAGAGCTGCTTGTAGCAGGAATCAGATTGAGAAAATGCATTAGAGGAATAGCGTTTTCTCAGAAAGAAGGCGATACAGACGATCCAAGGCTTATGGTAAAGGTAGATATCCGGCAGCTTTTGGAAGAGATTGTAGAGATAAAACCAGAGGAGCTGGAACAGGCTAAGGAGATTCTTAAACCATATCTTGATGCTTTTAAATAACGCTGTCACTCCAAAATGTGACAGCGTTAGATGGATCCTTAGATAAGATCTATCTCATGGGCATATGAGATTGTTTTATCAAGGACTTCAAAAGTTGGCACAACATTATCAGTGAATGTAATATAGCCTGCATTTTCTAATTCATAGAAAAAACTATTGCTGTAGTTAAGCAGAACAGGAGTATCTGTTGAAAAAACCGTTTGTGAAGGTGAAGCGGCATACAATTTACAAATATTCAACAATAGTGATTGTGCTTTTGGATTTAGAGCCATAATTGTTCTCCTTTCTTTAGTACTCAGCCCTGGCAGGGGCCTGTAAGCACAGTATAGAGCTGATGAAGGGAAAAGTAAACGTCAAGAAAGTACGTGTATGAAGGAAAAAAATATGATAAGAGAACTGATTAGTATAGAAAACAAGGGAAGATGCAGTTACTTGTGTGTGGCTGGCCTTAAGCTGGGACGTGGTATTAATGGAATGGAATTTTCACAGAGTGGGGAAAGCAAAGATGATCCAACGCTTACAGTGACAATAGATATCCGGAAGTTTTTAAAAGAACTTGCAGAGATAAAGCCGGAGGAGTTGGAACAGGCTAAGAAGATCATCAAACCGTACCTGGCTGGTTTTTCATACACTGTCAACGAAGACGGTGAAAAGCTTATGGAAGTACTCAGGTAACACAAAGAAAGGGGAAAGAAACATGTCAATACCAAGAATGAGGACACTGAAAGAGTGTGAAGCATATTTTAAGGCCCAGGATCCTGACACGAAGGTTACATATTCGCGATTACGCCGCTGGGTAATGTCGGGAAAGATCCCATGCCAGTATTCCGGAGCTACAAGACTGATCAACCTGGATGTACTCATTGGAATTTTAAATGAGACTACAACAGAGAAGCAGCTGGAAACAACGGTCATAACATTGAATCAAAGGAGAAGAGTATCAAATGGATGAAGATAGATTCTGGTGGAAATATTTCCACGCAGCAAAGGATGAAATGGAGTACTGGCGGTGTAGGTGTGCGTTTAGCGAAGTAATCGCAGCAGTGTTCGCGCTGATCATCTTCTGGCAGTACTGCCGCAGATGAATGGAACAGGACAAAGAGAAAGGGCAGTGGTCTGACACCCACCGCCCTAACTGATATAAAATGTTTAACAAATTTGGATATAAACATTTTATATCAGTGGCCCAGAAAAGTCAAGAAATACCGGGAAAACAGCCCGGTATTAAGACTTGATTAAAGGATTAGACTTAGGGGACACTGTTATGCACAGATATAGACAGATAGAGATCATCTGTGGGGCGGCGATGGAAGTGATCAAGTGCCACCCACGGGGAATGAGAAAGGGAACTAAGCGGCAGTCAGTTCAGAAAACTCCGGAAGAAATCCGGGAGGCGAACATGAGACAGTCAGCCAGACATCTGGCCCGACTGATCAATGCTAACTTCCGACCAGGTGACCTGCATGTGATACTGACATACCGGAAAGAGAACAGACCGGACCGTCAGCAGGCAAAGGACAACCTTGATAAGTTCAGGGAGGCAATGCGGCGCAAATATAAGAAAGCAGGAATGGTGCTGCGGTGGATCGCGGTGACTGAGTATAAAAACAAAGCAATCCACCACCACATGATCATTAACAATATAAATGACGGGGTGCTGACTACTGCGGACTACATCCGTCAGTTGTGGAAGGGCAGAGGATCCCCGAAATTCGTACAGCTCTATGATGATGCCGAATATGATCAGCTGGCGGACTATCTCATCAAAGAGACGGAGAAAACCTTCCGTGAACCGGACAGCCCGGAAAAGCAACGGTATTCATGCAGCCGAAACCTGGCACAGCCAAAGGTGACCAGGAAGGACAAGCAGATAAAAGGAGACTGGGAGCAGGATCCAAAGCCACGTAAGGGCTACTACATAGTAAAAGACAGTCTTTACAACGGTGTGGACAAGCTGGGCTACATGTATCAGCGCTATGTTATGGTCAAATTAAACCCAGTAGACACAGATTGGCCGTCAAATGAGTTAAAACCCATAAGAAGGAGGCAAAAGCGTGTACATCGTAAATGTTGAGCTCAAAGCAACGCAGAGCGGCTATAAAGCGGACATGAGCTTTACAGACAAGGAAGGCAGGATTCATGAGAAGCATATTGAGAATAGAGAGCGTTATACAATGCAGGGCAATTATCTGGCTGCATTGATAGCAGTTCTGGAAACTCTCGAAAACCCCTGCATGTTAAGTATTTACTCGCATTCCGACTATATCGCAGAGCCGATCCGTCAAGGGTGGCTGAACAGCTGGGCGGTCCATGAGTGGAGAAACGCAAAGGGAAAAACAGTGAGAAACGTGGAACAGTGGCAGCAGGTCAAAAAGCTGCTGGCCAATCATTCCGTGAGATTTATAACCAGAGAAGAGAAGGAGGAAACACAAGATGTTTGATCGATTTGGAGAATTTGATTCCGTAGAGGAACTGAACGCAGCTGCAGAGGGCCAGAAGGAAGAGGGAGACATGGAGGCTTTAGAGGCTCTGGCAGTAGAAAACGGATTGGATCCAGAGGATGCAGAAGACTACATGAACGGTACATGGAGTCAATTGGCTAATCCACGCACAGCAGCTCTTGGAAAGCTGAAAGTGGAAGCGGAACATATAAAGTGTGCAGAGATCATGGGGGACTGGATGGAATACATCAAAGATCAGTGTATGGAACGTGAAGAGGTAGCCAGAGCAGTCCGAAAGAAGGGAAAGAGCCTGGAAGGCTGTATAGCAGAGATATTAAAGTGGTCTTTTGCCCATCAGATCCCCGTTGACAGCCACATCACATCTGTTGCAGGGGTAAAAGCCAACCGTGTTACCATTGGGATCCCTGGAATGGCGACCGTAAAGAAGATCATCACAAAGTATTACCTTGGAAGGTAGGCGCTGTCCATGAAAAAGAAAGCAATAGAGAGGATACCATACATTGGACTGGCCCAGGTGATCCGGAAAAAGGCTGTTAAGTATGTAGGTGTGACCGCTGAACAGGAGATAGCCGGTGAAGACCATCTTTTTGTTGAAGTGTATAAGAACAGTGCAGAGAATGTGACGATGCCTGTAGTTAGGATCGTGCTTACAGCCAAGGACTTCGGAACTTATTTTCCTGACCGGGGAGAATGGTCCGGTGTAAAGCTGGATAATGGTGATCTGCTGTGGGAAAAACTGGACGGTCAGAGACGGACCTGGGATGAGTGGAAGAAGAAAGAAGAAAGGAATGTACTGCAAAGCCCGGAGGACATGAAACGCCTGAAAAAACTTTATAACTTCCCCTATGACGTGCGGAGTGAACGATGGTGGGAGTATATCTGTAAAAGGCAAAACAGCATTGCTTTGAAGAAAAGGCAAAGGGCAGACGAACGAAAACGTAAGCGCCGCCAGGATGCTTTAAATGACCGGATCACGCATACACCGGAACTTCCGGAAAAGAAGATCCTTGAAAGGGCGGATCAGTTGTATTTTGGCAATCAGCACTACCTGTATTATAAAAAACATGGCAGTTGGGTAAAGATCGCATGCAGTAACTGTGGTGGTGTGGCGGACGGACGGTGGAAAAGAGGTATATCCTATGAAAGCCAGTATCAGAGACATATAGAAGAACCGGTACAGGGGAAGTATGGAACCTGTCCGCTATGTGGTACAGAAGGCATGTATAAATGCCAGGGAAAAATAAAAGAAGATCACAGCCGGAAGGCATATATGTTTCTGGGACAGAAGTACAGGGAAAAGGGTGTAGTCATCCGCTATGTGGAAGTGGAAAAGACATATAAGCTTTATGAAACATGCGGACAGGATGGTACAGAAATGACCGGAGCAGCAGAGGAGCTGAGCGGTGTAGAGATTGCCAGAAGTTATTTTGAACCGGGAAAAGAACCACAGACAGACTTCCATAAGCATGATCCGTATAAATGTGAGGATTTCTGGGATGACTGTAACATAGCTGGTAATTATAACATCCGCATAAAAGACGGCCATGTTATGAGGGAGACCTTCAAGGAACTGCAAGGGACTATGTTCCAATACAGTGCCCTGGAAGAGTATTGTGGGCAGGTCAGCAAGGTAAAACCTGATGAATATCTGCAAAGGTATATGGATACTCCACAGCTTGAAATGCTGGTAAAGCTCGGTCTGACCAAGATCGTGGAACAGCTTATATGGGGTGGATATGGCATTGTAAAGGACGTGGATGCAAAACGTCCGGATGAGTTCCTGGGGATCCGGAAAGAAAGAGTAAAACAGCTGATCAGAGTCAAGGGAGATATTACTTTTTTAAGGATCATGCAGATGGAACGGCGCATGGGTGCAACCTGGACCGATATCCAGGTCAGCCACATGGCAGAGGCCGGGCTGGATCACAGGGGAGAGTTGGAGACTATGCTGCAGTATATGAGCATACAGCAGATACTTAACCGTATATCAAAGTATGCAGGCTGTGAGTATGACACAGGATGCCGCTCATCGACAGAACAGCTTAAGAGGACAGCTATCACTTATATGGATTATCTGGGTATGAGACATACATTGGGCTATGACCTCACAAATACGGTCTATCAGCAGCCCAGGTCCCTGGAAGATGCCCACGCATTTGTGATAAGGGAAAGAGACAAGAAGCAGAAGGAACTGCGTATACAGGAAGTTATGACAAAATTCCCACAGATACATAATAGCTACAGAAAGCTCCGGAGCAGATACCTGTATGAGGATGATGAGTACCTGATCCGGCCGGCAAGGTCTGCAGCGGAGATTGTGGAAGAGGGAAGGATATTGCATCACTGTGTAGGCGGTAACGGGTATCTGGGCAAACATAATGATGGAGAAAGCTATATCCTGATGCTTCGGGCTAAGAAAGACCCGGAAACACCTTATATCACAGTAGAGATTGAAGGGAACAGACCGCATATACTGCAGTGGTATGGGGCAAATGATAAAAAGCCAGACAAGGAACATATGCAGGAATGGCTTGACGGATATATTAACAGGCTGAAAGCGGGAACACAGGAGCTTAAAACGGCCATGTAGGAGGCAGAGAAGTGGAGTTAGTAGAATACAGCAGTTATAAGGAATTTAAGGCGGAAACAGACCGTGTTATGACCAACTTAAAAAGGGCTATGGGAGAGACTGCGATCGGGTTTGTGGAAATGGGATATCAGTTAAAAGTGGCCAGAGATACGCAAGTTCTTCAGCAGAGCGGATATACCAGCCTGACAGCTTTTGCAGCAGCAGAGTATGATCTGGATAAATCATGGGTATCAAGGCTTATCGGGATCAATAACAAATTTTCGGAAAATGGATATTCAAAAAAACTCAGACCCCAGTATGAAGGCTTTGGAGTTGCAAAGCTGACACTGATGTTAAGTCTTCCGGATGAGCTGAATGAAGTCCTGACACCGGATCTGAGCAAGGCAGATGTACAGGCGATCAAGGCAGAGGTGGACGAAGAAAAGAAAGTTTCAGACATTGAGCTATATCTGGAACAGCAGCAGGAGCCGCAGGAACAGGAAGAAACACTGTTGGGAAAGGCGGTCAAGATCATTCTCCATGATGATCCCGAGCTATATGGAGAGATCCACCACATTATCCACACAGACCATAGAGCAAAAGACCTGGCAGAGGCTTTCGCACCTGCGGGAACAAAGGTAGATTTTGCAAGGATTCCAGGTGTAGGTCGTCTGGCTGTGTCGTTTAAGGGATCGGACAGAGATATTGAAATAGTCAATGTCAGATCCGGGGAAAAGGAGATTGCAGGCTGGACAAGCCTGGAGGATATTCTGGCCAGATTAATGCCGGATGATGATGTAAATATTTCCTGGGGAAAGGTATACGGAGAAGCGTATCCGGCAAAAGAGAAAGTTGCACCGGTGCAACCGAACTGGGGAAAGGTAAATATGCCGGATATGCCTGTAAAAGAGAAGCCCACAAGAGAGAAAAGCAAAGTTACCAGAGCCATTACAGAGAGACCCAGACCGCCAAGGAAAGAGGAACCTGTTCCGGAAAAGCCGCTGCTCCATAATATCGAGCCTACCATACCGGTGCCGGATCCCGTACCAGAGCCAGAAAACCAGAAAGAACCAGTCAGAGAACCGGAAACAGAAGAGCAGATCACAGGGCAGGACAGCATAGAAAATCATGAGGAATGGATGCCAATGCCGGTGGAAGATACAGAGAAGAGCCAGGAAGAGCGCCAGTTAAACGAAAAGAATGAGATCTTGAACATGCTGTATGAAGTACTGCAGCTGGTAAAGAACGATGATAAACAGGCAGCTTTGATCCGGGCAGAGGAAGTGACAAGACTGATAGGAGTGTGGGACTGTGAAAAGCATCATACAGACTGAGAAGATATGCTATTTCTGCGGGGCAGTCAGTAATCTTGAATCCCATCACATCTTTTTTGGGGAGAAAAATCGGAAATGGTCTGAAAAGTACGGTCTGAAAGTGTGGCTGTGCCATTATGACCATCGGGATAACCTTAATGGAGTACACGGGCTGGCAGCCCAGAAGCGGAAACACCTGGAAATGATTGGGCAGGAAGTCTTTGAGAAGAAATACGGACATAAAAAATTCATGGACGTGTTTGGAAGAAATTATTTGGATGGAGAGGAGCCACAGGCAGAGGCGGTAATGGATAAAGAGCCGCCGATCCGCTGGCTTGAATAGAGGAATACAGCAATGGATAACAGAAAACAGATAATGATAGGTGACTACAGGGTACAGCAGGCCTCAAACCGGCATGTGTCTATTGTACATATGCCGGAAAAACACCTGGTATTCCATGCGGAAGTAGATCACTGGTGCAGTGAAAGTGAATTAAGAGATTTTTGGACATATTTTGAAGAGCTAAGAGGAAGCACGGGGGCACAGGCTTATGGAAAATCGGAAAGATAGGCTTGGATATAAAGAAAACACCAGAAAGAGAAAGATAGCTGAACTGATGGATATGGAAAAGCATCCATCACCTATGAGTGAAAGCTTCCGGCGTCCGGCTTATGACGGTACTGTCCTTTGTCCGGATCCAGCCAGAAGGACCAGAAAAGCCACAAAAGCGGTATCCACCCTGAAAAGGGATGATACATAGATAAAACCTAGTGGTCAGGATCATATGTCACGATATACACTCTGACCGATAATTTTACCTGGGCCGGGAGCCTATCACAGTCCTCCTTTTCCCGGCCCAAAAGGAGGGACCACAGAGCAACACAAAAAAGCCCGCAAACATGAGTAATTACTAATAACGGCGGGAATTTGGAAAGGGGAAAAATGAACAAAAAAGTACAGAAAATAGAGCCGGAAGAAGGATACAAAGGTTTTCTTGCTATCCGCTGTGAAAAGTGCGGGATGCTGAATGCGTATTGCGGAAGAAGGAAGTCAGATCATTACAGATGCAGATGTGGAGCAATCACTCCACTGCATGATCTGGTAAGGGTATATGTTTATTGCGAATGCAGGCGCAGTGCTGTATACAGGACCAATGTAACAGATCCAGTATTTGATATAAACTGTATCTACTGTGGCGCACCAGTAACAATGCAGTGGAAGAAGAAACACCGGTGCTATCAGACGATACCACATGTAAGCTGAAAGGAGAAAATGTAAATGAAAATGGCAATTATAGGCGGGATTGGAGTAATCTGCGTAATGGTAATGTGTATATTTGGGATCCAGTCCAGCGGAAACAAGGCGATCACATACGAACAGGCCATTGAGGTTGCAGCATCAGATATCCGTGTACAAGAGAAGCGCCGTGAGGGCCTGCTGCCAAACCTGGTGGATACCGTAAAGCAGTATGACAAGCATGAGGCGGAGGTGCTTCAGGCAATCGTAGACGGACGCAGCAAGACAGCTGATATTGAAAATGTCACTACATCAATCGCGGCGGTGGCAGAGGCTTATCCTGACCTGAAAAGTAATGAAAATTATAAACAGCTGATGACAGAACTGGCAACTACAGAAAACCTGATCGCCCAGTATAGAAGCAATTACAACACACAGGTTGGCAAATATAAGAGTTATGTGAAAGGCTTCCCTGCGCGGTATTTCCTTGCATGGACTGGGTACACACCAATAGAGTATGAGCTGCTTGACTATGATGCGCCAGAGGATGCACCTGCAAATTTGTTTGGAGAGTAAGCATGGAGATAACAAAGCGGGAAGTTATTGCAAGCATCACGATCATAGCAGTTATGATGATCCTGGGATTTGTGATAGCTGGGAAGATAGATGCATATCAGATCAGAAAAAACTCGGAGTATTACAAGGCAATTCAGATCACAGATCCGGATCAATTCCGGTACTGCATGGACACATCTGTAGGGAATACGTTTGTTTATGGGAAGCTAGAGGCTGTTGATCCAGTAACCTTTCCTGAACTTGGCGGCGCATATCTGCAGGTGGAAAGAATAGAAGAGCATTACACCATGCACACACGGACTGTTACGACAACGGACAGCCAGGGAAATACGCATACCCGTACAGAGATTTATTGGACATGGGACCAGGTGGATAGTGAAGAGGTACATAGTCAGAGGATAAAATTCCTTGATGTGGAAATGGACTATCAAAAGATCGAAATACCGTCAGGAGATTACATAAACACTATAAAAGAGTCTTCAGACATTCGGTTTAAATATTATGGAACCCCGACAGAGTGCCATGGAACGGCATATACAGATTTGCGAAATGGAACTATGGCAGATCAATCGGAATTTTATGCAGAAAAGGATATTGAAGAAACGCTAAAATTTAAAACTTTCTCCAAGACATGGCTGTTCTGGCTGATATGGTGCGTTTTAATTGGTGGAATGGTATGGGGATTTTATTATTTGGACAATAGATGGCTGAATTAAAATTGGAGGAAAAATGAAATATTCGATGTTATGTGGTATGAGGATCATTATAGTGCAGGATGTAGTGATCCAGAACAGAAGGCATAAGAGAAAGCGGATCAATAAGAAGTGGAGAAAACGGTTTGGCGTATCTGTACACAAGAGAATGAAAGATGGAATAGCCATAAGAGTTGGTGGGAATTTGTACATGAATAATGATACATATTTGGAATTGGAAAAGGAGCTGGTGAAAGAAAATGAAAAGATTAACAGAAAAGGATGACCTGGGTAACTGGTGTCTGAAGGGTGTCAGGTGGGAACAGCTTAGAGCAGGCCAGGTAATCACCAAAGAAGTAGGTGAAAAGCTGTATGGCGCGCTGTGTAAGCTTAGGGACTATGAGGATACAGGCTGCAACCCAGGAGATGTTAAAGGTTTCATAGAGCTTGGTGGTTATTTGGTTAAAATTGTAGCGAAATATGTAAAGAAATGCAGCTGGATTCCGGTGGAAGAGAGACTTCCGGAAGAAGATGAATATGTCTTGATGTCATTTGAAAATTTCACGCTTCCGATGATCGGACGGTATGAAAAAGATAATGATGGTGGTGGAGCATGGTATATCGGTGATGATGATGGATGTGATACTTGCATCAGCCAGAACTTATTTGTGAATGCCTGGATGCCACTTCCGAAGCAATACAGGGCAAAGATGGAAGAAAAGCCTGATGCAAGTGCCAGCTGGAAAGGTCATTACATGGGACGGTTTGAAAAAGTTGAGTAAGGAGGCTACAGCATGCATGTGGTAATTAAAGGAACAGCAACCATTGCTGAATTTAAGGCTGAAAAAGAAAAACTGGAACAGTTGACAAATCTGTTTTACCAGCGACATAAAGAGACATCCGATATCTGGACAGCTGGAGAACCGGTAAAAGCATGGTGGGGAATTGGTGGCAATCTGTGGATCGAATACGCTTCTGGGCAATGCTGGCAATACAACAGTAATGGAAAATGGATTGAATAAATTAAGATTTAGTAGGAAAGGCATAACATGATTAAATATTTTGAAATACAGCCCGATTGTGATTTATACAGAGATTATTTTGCACATAAGACAGATACAGCCAAAATTGCTGCAGCGTACAATGCAGTATGTGAAAAGTTTGAAATTAAGACAAAACAGTTTTATGTTTCAAAAACTCGGTTCCAAATTGATCCAACGGATGCAGATATTGAAAAATTCGGAAGTCTTATGAAGAAGACCAATTACGGGGAATTCAAAAAGAGTTCCGAGCCTTGCAAAATGTGGCTTTCACTTGTAAAAGATATTAAACATTTCGAGAGACCAAAGCTGTTTTATTATTTTGATCTGCTGCTTGGAAATCGTTGGAAAGAAAGGTTGTTTGCAGTAGGAGATAAACTTTATTGTTCAATCGAATGCGATGGCGAAATAAATACACCGGATTTTGCAATCGAAATGAAAGCAAGTGAATTTTATAAAATCATCGAAAGCATTCAAGATTAAAACTGAAAGTTAGGATTTGGAGGATACTATGAAAAAGTGGGTAGAGAACAAAGAACCATCCGGCGCAGTGGTTCACACGCTTGTGTTCGGGCATCATGGAGATGATCCCAAAGTCATAGTGGAGTTGTTTAGAGATTCAGAGGGAGATTGGCTTACAATATCGAATATGCTCGATACAGACTGGGACTTGCTGACCGGCAAGGAAATGTGTGAGCATGATGCCAAAATGATGGTAGAGGAAATGGTGTACGATCATTTTGCGGATGAAAAGAGGTATTACGAGGAAATTTGCGAAGAGTTTGATATGGAAAACTGAAAGTTAAGATTTTCGGAACTATCAGGGGAGGAAAGATTTATGAAAAATACTATGGGTAGTATGATGCCTGTATGGCAATTGCCAGTTAGAGAAAGAGTTTTAGTGGGTAAGCCAAACTGGGTACATCCTCTTGCAAAGTTTCATTGTTTTGTAGGAGGAAAATCACTTTGCGGTAATTATGAACAGGATACCGATTTTTTTGAAACAGATATTGAAAGTGGAGAAATAGCACAATTCCCTGCCTACGGATGTAAAAAATGTTATGAGAAATGGAAAAATACTACATGTGGTAGTCAGTAAAACTGAAATAACCCCAAATTTAATAAGCATACGGAAAGGGAGGTAGTGATATGGCAAGACCAAAGAAAAAAACAGAAGAAAAGGCTGTCAGACAGAGCGTGAGCATGGATCCGGAACAGCTCCGGAAGGTGGTGGCCTACTGCCAGAAGAATGAAAGAACCATAGCATGGCTAATAAAAAAGGCTGTTGCGGCCTTCCTGGAGGCAGAGGATAAAGCGGCATAAAGTTAATAACGTTATGTAACGAAACTGAAATTTAGGAGAGGAGCAGAAGGAACCTGAAATGATGTCATGTTATTTTGATAATGGGACAGGCTGGTGTGATGGGCAGAGGAAGGGCAGAGGCGGCTTGTATAGGATCTGTTGGGGATGCCCAAAACTTGCCAGCAAGAAAAAAGAGAAGAGAGTCCGGGAAGACCCGGAAAAAGTTGGTTTATTGGAAGAATGGGATCAGATTGTAGGGCGCCTCAAACGAAGTGGCTTCAAATTATCCAAAATATGTATCACATTGAAAGAATGATCAAAAGAAACGGCAGCTCACCCGCCAAGATGTCGCTGCCGTTTCCGGTTTTCCTGAGTCCATTATAACCCGACTCAGGTACAGAATGCAAGGAGGATTATAATGAAAAACGAGATTATCAACAACGTGCTTGTAACTATGTCCTGTTATATCAATGATGCAGATGTATTAAAAATGCTTGAAGATGTGCTTTCAAATGAACTGGTGAAAGTAAGGATAGAAAAAGTGACCACACTTCCGGCTGAGTGGAAAAATGATGCAGAGAAGAGAAATGCATACCTGATTCAATTGTTTATGATCAAGAAAAGAGGTCTTAGTAAGGAAACAATGGAAGGGTATCTGCGTTCTGTGAAAAGATTCATGCTTATGGTCAATAAACCATTGGACCAGGTAGATACTCTTGATATTGAGTGGTATCTGGCTACATATGAGAAAAGGCCGGGGCAGAAGAAGAAACAGATAGAAAACTCCACATACAACAATGAACGGAGATACTTATCAGCCTTTTATACCTGGATGCGTAAAGCAAAACTGATCAGTGAAAATCCTGTAGAGGCTATAGAAGCAAAAAAAGTAATCCGAAAACCCATTGATTATTTTTCACGGGAAGAGATCATAAAACTGCGTGATGCCTGTGTGAATGCCCGTGAAAGAGCACTTATTGAGGTATTCCGGTCAACAGGTGCCAGAGTAGGAGAAATTGCCCAGATCCAGTTGGAACAGGTGAATTTCCTCACAGGTGACATCCTGATCTGTGGAGAAAAGGGCGGCAGATACAGGAACCTGTACCTGGATGAGGAAGCAAGACATTATTATCTGCTTTATAAAGAGACAAGAAAAGACAATAGCCCGTATCTGTTTACCCAGAGCCGAAAACCCTATGGACAACTGACAAAGTGTGCTTACAGGACTGCTTTAAAGACCATAGGACGCAGAGCAGGACTGACCATAAGGGTTTACCCACACAAGATGCGCAAAACCCTTGGTATGGATCTAAAAAACAAGGGAGTAGATCTTGGGGTGATCCAGGAAGTTTTAGGACATGCCAGCCCGGCAGTCACAAGTTTATATTACGCCCAGTCTACAACCAAGACATTGAGAGACATACGGGAAAGGCTGGCAGCATAGGGAGGTATTATGTGAGGACCAGAAAGAAAAAATTCAGCGATTACGGAATGACACCGGAAGAGGGAAAGAAAGTAAAAGAATACTGCCGGTATTTAGACAGCAGCAGGCAGAGGCTGCTTTTAGAGACAGCTATGGCAGCAGCTCCGGGGATAGGGCTGTCTATTTATAAAAGCCTGACTATGGGTGTAGGTTATTACCAACTGCTCCAGACAGAGTGCGATCTTCCGGCCAGCAGTGATGATTTTTATGCGTACAAGCGAAAAACCATAGCGGAATTTTACAAAAAACTGGTTGAAATGGGAGATGTGCGGTTACTTTAGACCGGAAAAACCGATAAAATGATAAAAGAAGGGCAGGTGAGATCCATGGCTGGAAGGCCACCAAAATATAAAAGCAAAGAGGAACTGGAAGCACGTATTGAAAAATACTTTAAGGATTGCAAAGGAGAGGTACTTAGGGATGAGAATGGTAGTCCAGTCCTGGACAAATACGGTATGCCCATAGTGGTAGACAGCAGACCGCCAACGATCACAGGACTGGCCCTTGCACTGGGGTTCGCCAGCCGTCAGGCACTGCTTAATTACCAGGCTAAAAAACAATTTAATGACACGATAACGCGCGCGAAGGCAAGGGTAGAACAATATGCCGAAGAAAGGCTGTTTGACAGGGACGGATCACATGGAGCGCAGTTCAGCTTAAGGAACAACTTCAAAGGCTGGAAGGAGACAGAAGGGGAGAATGAAGATGCTCTTAAAAAGCTGGATGATGTACTGAAAGAGATTAAAGGAGCTGTGTAATGCCGTTCAGCAAGAAACAGACAGAATATTTTGAAAATGCAATATGCAGGTGGAACTTTAAGACCGGAGCCACACGTTCCGGAAAGACATACATGGATTATTTTGTTATTCCCAAACGGATCAGGGCCAGGATAGGAAAGCCTGGCCTGACTGTTATTCTGGGAGTTACAAAGTCAACCATAGAACGAAATATACTGGAGCCTATGCGTAATATCTGGGGTACGGCACTGGTAGGTGAGATCAACAGCCAGAATATCTGCTATCTCTTTGGGGAAAGAGTATACTGCCTGGGTGCGGAGAAAGTCAGTCAGGTATCAAAGATCCGTGGTGCCTCTATCAAGTATGTCTACGGCGATGAGGTGGCGGATTGGAATGAAGAGGTATTTGAACTGCTAAAATCCCGTCTGGACAAGGCCTATAGTTGTTTTGACGGGGCATTGAACCCACAGGGGCCAAACCACTGGCTAAAAGCATTCATTGAAGGCAAAGACTTTGATGTGTACAACCAGCATTATACGATCTTCGACAACCCATTTCTTCCAAAATCCTTTGTGGATAACCTGTGTAAAGAATATGCCGGGTCCGTGTACTACCGGCGTTATATCCTGGGAGAGTGGGCACTGGCAGAGGGCCTTGTATATCCTATGTTCAGCCGGGAAAAGCATGTAGTCAGCGGGCCGGTGGAATATAAAAGAGGTCATATGTACTTTGTATCCATTGACTACGGTACTGTAAACCCGTTTGCTGTAGGTATATTTGATTTTGACGGCAGAAAATCCACCATGATAAAAGAAGTCCACTATTCTGGAAGAGAAAGCGGGGTCAGGAAGGATAATGAAGAATACTATAAGATGATGGATGATGCAATCGGAAGTCTTCCGGTAGAATCCATTACAGTGGATCCTTCAGCGGCCGGATTTATTGAAACGATCAAAAAATATGCAAAGTATATCGTAAAGGGCGCAGATAATGATGTTCTCAACGGGATCCAGGAGGTCACTAAGTATCTGAACTATGGGTTGCTGCAGATTCATGACAGTTGTGTAGAGACCATAAAAGAGTTTGAGGCCTATGCCTGGGATGATAAAACCGGAGGTGATACTGTGATAAAGGAAAATGATCATCACATGGACTTGATACGCTACTACATATGGAGCGTGGCACGCATGTATAACAGATGGGTGGTGTGATATGGGATTAATAACATGGATAAAGGCGGTGTGGAATAAAGTGTTTAGATCAGAGATTGTAAAAAGGTTTGAAACAGAAGTACAGTTGTCGTCAGAAATGGAAGGCTGGATTGATACATTTTACAGGATCACCAGTGGGCATCCGATATGGGAAAGTAAAGAAGATGATATAGAAAGCATCAACTTTGCCGGTTTTGTTGACGATGTGACGGCGGGACTTGTAACCCTGGACCTGGGAGTGCAGCTTCCGGAAACGCCAAGAGGACAGTATTTGCAGAAACAGGCGGATTATGTGTTGCAGGTTATTGCAGATAAGGTATCAGAAGGACTTGGAAACTGTGGCATTATGTTTAAGCCTAATGGTACAACCATTGACTATGTGGAACCGGGCAATTTTGCTCCTACAGATTCAGACAGCAACGGAAATGTATTAGGCTGCGTGTTCCAGTCCCAGATCAGCAGAGGTCAGTGGATCTATACAAGGCTCGAATGGCACCGGTTTGAAGAGACGGAAGGGCAGAGACTGTACAGGATCACAAATTATGCCTATAAAGCAAAGAAAGCACCGGGCACAGACAACACCAGAGAAAAACTGGGAGATCCGTGTCCGCTGACAGAGGTAACAGAATGGGCAGGTATCGCGCCTGACATTTATCTGGAGAACATTGAGAGACCACTATTTGCTTATTTCAAGAACCCGGCACCGAACCGTTTTGACCGGAGCAGTCCATTAAGTGTACCGCTCTGGCATAATGCGATCAAAGAGCTGAGAGACCTTGATATAGCATGGAGTCGGAAAGGCACAGAGATGGAAGATAGTAAGCATGTACTGTTTATGCCATTTAGTGCTATCCGGTATGCAGAGACAACAGAAAGCAGAACGAAGGATAAGAGCAAAGATGACAAAATATCACTTCCAAGATTTGTAAAAGGTGTTGAGGTTGGTGTTGGCGTAAATAATGACAATATGATCCATGAGCATGTTGCCACACTTCTGACAGATCAACGTATCAAGGACATCAATTCCATACTGGCTATGATCTCTACAAAGTGCGGGTTCAGCCAGGGGATGTTTGTGCTGGATGAGAAGACAGGAATGGTCACAGCTACCCAGGTAGAAGCAGATGACCAGGAAACGATCCGCACAGTAAAGAACCTTCGGGATGCTCTGGAAAATACGATTAAAGACCTGCTGTATGCTTTGAATGTGTTCGCGGACCTTTATACTGATACACCGGCAGAGGCATGGGACAGGCTGATGGAGCAGACTACCTTAAATTTTGGGGATATTACATACTCATACAATGAGGATCGCGCAAACTGGTGGAACTATGTAGTCCAGAAGTACATGCCTGCATGGCTTTATTTTAAAAAGTTTGAAGGTATGGAAGAGGAAGAGGCCAAGGCTTATGTGGAACAGGCACAGCCAAAGGAAAAGGGCTTGTTTGAGGAGGAATAAATGCTGGATCCTGAATATCTTGCAAGGGTATCAGAGGGGGCTGAGAACATAGCCTCCTCATTGCATGAATACATCATTACCCAGATCGTAGACCGCATGATGATCCGGATAGGCAGAGGCAGTGAGTATCTGTTTACCTCATCTGACCGATGGCGTATCCAGATATTACAGGATGCCGGTTATCTGTATGCGGATATCATAAAAGAACTGGCAGCTTATACGAAGAAGCAGGAAAAGGAAGTAAAGGCAGCCATGAAAGAGGCGGGTATTGAAGCCTTGAAAAAAGATGATCTGATCTATGAAGCTGCGGGACTGTCAACCACTCCATTGGAGCAGTCACCAGTTCTGATCCGGCTTATGGAGCGGAATATGGATGCAACCATGGGGGAATGGAACAATTACACCAGGACAACAGCAGATGCCGCCCAGAGCCTTTTTATCAATGCCTGTGATAATGCTTATAATCAGGTCACGAGCGGGGCTGTAGCGTATACACAGGCTGTCAGAGAAGCTATAGAGAGTGCTGCTGCAGGCGGTGTTAAGGTAGAATATCCATCCGGCCATAAAGAGACAATAGAAACGGCCACAGCAAGGGCAGTGAGGACGGGTGTATCCCAGGCAACAGCACAGATTTCTGTGAAACGTATGGAGGAAATGGACTGGGATATAGTCCTTGTATCAGCCCATGTGGGAGCCAGAACCGGAGACGGAAAGGAAAATCCCGGCAATCATCACTGGTGGCAGGGAAAGTTTTATTCACGTACCGGTCAGGACAGCAGGTTTCCACCATTGTCAGTGACGGGCTATGGAACGGGTGTAGGTTTGTGTGGCTGGAACTGCCGCCATCATCTCGGGACCGGGGATGGGATCAATAACCCATATGCCGGGCTGGCAGAGGCAGATGATGAGAACGCCGGAAAACTGGAAAAACTGGAAAGACGTCAGCGCGCCTTGGAACGGAGGATAAGGAAAACAAAACGGGTAGTCCTGGCATTGCAGCATGCCGTTGATCAGTGTAAAGACGAACCGGCAAAATTTGAACTACAGCTTGACTTGGATCGGAAGTCGTTTCTTCTCCAGAGACAGACGGAAGGATACAACGATTTTTGCAAGCTGAATGATCTGCGTCCGTTAAATGAACGCCTGCAGATTGCACACTGGAACAGGGAACAGGCAGCGAAAGCGAGAGGCGCTGCTAAAAGATACCAGAACGCAAAAGGGGCTTAGCATGAAAAGTATAAATGATAACGGAGGCAGAAATGGACATTGCAAAGATCATACAGGAGTTTCTTGCTATATGCGGCGGTATATCCATCATAGGAGGTGCCGCAACAGTCATTCACAGGTGGATCGCACCTGCGGTTAAGCTCAATGAACGGGTAGAGATTCTGGAGGATCATGACAGGAAAGATTTTGAAACGCTGAAACGCATATCTGAAAGGGATTCATTGATTTTGGAAGTGCTGCTGACTATGCTGGACAGCCAGATATCAGGAAACAACGTGGAGCAGTTAAAAAAAACGAAAGAGAAATTGACGGCTTATCTGGCCCAGAATCAGAAATAATCATAGAGTTCATAAAAAAGGTTCTGAAAAGCAGATAAAATGTGTTGTCAGCAAAAGAAAAAAAATATGCTAGACTGTTTTTGTGGGGAGTGGTTACCCCACGGGATAGATCATTTTTTTCATGGACCTCCTCCTTTCTTACATACGCCCTTAATAGAAACAGCCTGGTGCTGGAGGTTGAAAAGCGGATGCAATTTCCGGCGTATGTTTAGCGGCTGGCTTTCCCCTTTTTCTGGCCGTAAAACGTGTGAGAGCATAGCACGTAAACAATATTGCTAACCGGCAGAAGCCGGTTAAGGATCATTATCTCAGCAGGTCAGAGAGGCCGTCTCATAAACGGCAGGTCCCAGGTTCGAGCCCCGGATGATCCAGTTACCGTGCCAGAGGTTTATCTGGCTTAATCCATTACCGCTGACGGGCGGTTAATAAAAGCGTAGGAGGATATGAATGCAGAGTTATGAACAGATCTTTGAGGAACTGGGAATCGAAGTTCCGGAAGATAAGAAAGCAGATCTCAAAAAGAAAATGCTTGAAAACTACCGTACAGCCTCGGATTACAATAAGCAGGCTGAAAAACGGGATGAGTACAAAACAGCTTTGGACGACGTTCAGAAGAAACTGGAAAAATTCAAGGATGTGGATGTGGATGACTTAAAAGGTCAGATCGCAACCCTTACAACCCAGCTTGATGATGAGAAGAAAGCCCGTGCTGCAGATGCCAGGAAGGTAGAAGTAGAAAAAACAGTCAATGAGTTTCTTGCTTCCACTGATGAGAAGGGTGGCAGGTTATATGAGTTCCTGAATGACATCACAGAGGATCATTATCGTACAGCCCTTATGGAAGAACTGGACAAAGATACCGCAAAAGGTAAATCCATTGAAGATATCTTTAAGACAATGATAACTGACAAAGAAGGCAATCAGAAAACAGGTATCTTTGTGGACAGAGAACAGACACAGGCACAGCAGAACAGGGCACGTTTTACCAAGCCTGCAACGCAGCAAAAACCGGCTGGACATAAGTATTCCATGTCTGAGGTCATGAAGATGAAGAATGAGAACCCTGATCTGGATATCACACAGTATATGTAATTAAAAATCCGACGGAGCAAATGAGTTCCGCCGCTAACCTGAAGACCTTTAACAATTACAGGTAGAAAGGACTTTTTATGGCATTATTTGACTTAAAGAATTTTAATGGTGAAGTATTTGGCGCATACGTAGACACAGTGCCGAACCTTAACCGTAACGCACTTCTTAAATCTGGCGCACTTGTGGAGAAACCACAGTACGCATCTATGCTCCCGGATCAGACCGGTGGCAATTATATTACAATCCCGATCAAAGCAAGGATCAGCGGTACTCCGGAGAACTATGACGGTGCAACCAATATTACCGCAGATTCCAGAGACACATACACCCATGGCAGGATCGTTGTAGGCCGCGCACATGGCTGGACAGAAAAAGACTTTGCTTCTGACATTACAGGAGAGGACTTCATGCCTGCAGCCGAAGAGGTAGCAGAATACTGGGATGATATCGACCAGGCTACTTTACTGGCAACCCTGAAAGGTGTCTTTGCCATGACTGGCACTGAAAACAAGAAATTTGTTGATGCCCATACCTATGATATCACTGGAAACAAGGCTGATGCAGACAATAAATTCAATGAGACAACCCTCAACAATGCGATCCAGCAGGCTCTTGGTGATAATAAATCAAAGTTTGCCCTAGCTATCATGCATTCACAGGTAGCAACCAATCTGGAGAACCTGAAGCTTGTAGCCTATATGAAAGGCACAGATGCGGATGGTATTGAAAGAGAGCTTACCCTTGCAACCTTAAATGGCAGAACTGTCCTCATTGATGACAATATGCCTTCTAAAGAGGTAACTGTTCCAGAGTCTAATAGTGGTGCAGGAGATGGCTATACTTATACAGCATACACAACATATGTGCTGGGTGTAGGTGCTATCGAATATACCAATTGTGGTGCAAAAGTTCCGTATGAAATGGACAGAAATCCAAGTGCCAATGGTGGTGAAGATACTCTGTATTCCAGACAGAGAAAAGTGTTCTCCCCGTATGGCATCAGTTTCAAGAATACATCTATTGTATCCCCAACAGATGCTCAGCTTGAAAATGGTGCAAACTGGGAGCTGGCAAACAACAACTCTGCTACCACTAAGAAGTATTTCCCGCATAAGGCGATTGCAATCGCACAGATCGTAACCAGAGGCTAAGGAGGTTTCCGGCATGGCATATGCTGATTATACATTTTATACAAAAGAGTATTTCGGCAATGCTGTGCCGGAATCTGATTTTCCAAGATGTGCAGAACGGGCATCAGACTGGATTGATACGATCACATTTGACCATATCCAGTCGGAAGAACTGGCAGAGGAAGAGAAAGCCATGAAACGGATCAGGAAAGCGGTCTGCGCCATGGCTGAAATCCTTTATCAGATGGATCTTGCCCAGAGGCAGGCGATAAATATCGCAAGTTGCACCGGTGCAACCGGAAAAGGCGGGATCATAACATCCAGATCTGCCGGAAGTGAGTCAATCTCTTATGCCAGTCCCCAGCAAATGGGAACAGGAGCAAAGGAATGGAGCGCTGTCTATTCAGCCGCAGGAGATGCACAGAAAACAAAAGAACTTATGACTAGAACAGCACTGCCCTATCTAATGGGGATAAGAACCAAAGAAGGGATGCCGGTACTGTATGCAGGAGTGTGAGCAATATGAAAAAATTATTTATTTCCCAGCCCATGAGAGGCAAATCAGATGAGGAAATACTTGCAGTAAGAAAAAAAACAATTAAGAGTGCAGAAAAACAGATTGGTGAACCTGTGGAAGTCATTGATTCCTTCTTTCAGGCAGCACCAGTGAATGCAAAACCGCTGTGGTATCTGGGAGAATCTCTTAAGCTTCTGGCAGAAGCGGATATTGCATATTTTGCCAAAGGCTGGGATGAAGCCAGAGGGTGCAAGATCGAAAATACCTGTGCTATCGAATATGGTATTGAAACTATCATTGAAGATTACACGGAGGGCTAAAGATGGATATTGGAACATTAGGAAGTTGCGTAGCGATCGTGATGATTTGCTACATCGTAGGTATGGGATGTAAAGCCACAAAACACATCCCGGATGAGTGGATACCGGTGATCATGGCAGTTACAGGCGGGATCCTTGGCGCTGCTGGTATGGGCATTATCCCGGATTTTCCAGCTACGGACTACATCACAGCGGTTGCTGTGGGAATGTTCAATGGACTGGCAGCTACAGGAGTGAACCAGGTATATAAGCAGAACATAAATAAGTAATGGGTGGCCGCGGATCAGCAAGTGGTATGAGCGATAGTGGGAATCGTTATGGAACAGAGTATAAAACATTAGCCCAATTTGGAAATGTAAAAGTTGTGAAATACAATGGTGGTAATGCAAAATCTCCTATGGAAACAATGCAACCAGGAAGAATTTATGCAACTGTTGATAAAAAGAATGATATCAAATTTATTACATTTCATGATCCTGAAAATGAAAGAAATAAACAGGTTGATATTAAGGGTGTGCCACATGACGGAGCGTTACCACATACACATTACGGCTATGAACATTATGAATATGGTACATATCCTGGAGTTTCTGCAAAGGATCAAAAAATCATTGATAAAATTTTGAAACAATGGGATAGACGCAGAAAAAAATTGAATTTGTAATTAGGATATGGTATGTTAAAAGTAACAAGGGCAATAGTTTAAGAATGAGAACGTTGCGGCGGAACGACGATTCCGAACAACCGTAGAGGTCCCGGTGGAAATCCGGGTGACTTGTTAAGCAAACATAGTTTAAGTCGGGGAGAATACTCAGGAATGAGAGATCCGCGTTCAAATCGTCGGTGTTTGTGTGTGAGATGTCATATCAGAAATGATGTGGTGTCTCTTTTTTTATTACCAGAAAGGAAATGAGCATGGCCGATGCAAAAGTAAACCGCGCAAACCGTAGACGGAGATAACCCATGTCAGACAAAACAACTAGCATAGCATATGAAAATCTGAACCGCCGAATGTTTGACGGCGTTGGTGAGTATGGCATTCCTCAGATTAAACCGGTACAGTTTCATGGGGCATGTGAATTTATTGGTTTCAACTATGCCGCAAATGCTACGAAACGGGAAGAAAAGGCAGTACACTTCTTCCTGGATGATTATCAATTCAATCGCCTGTGGCAAAACATAGATAGATATGTGGACATGCTTTGTCAGTTCAAATATATATTTACGCCGGATTTCTCCACATATACCGACTTTCCAAAAGCAATACAGATATACAACCACTATAGAAAACACTGGTGTGGTGCATATCTCCAGGAATTTGGTATCCAGGTTATTCCTACAATATCCTGGAGTACACCAGACAGCTACGCTTGGTGCTTTGACGGAGAACCGGAAGGCGGTACGGTTGCAGTGTCTTCGGTGGGCTGTATGAACAGCAAAGCCAAAAGAGAACTGTTCCTGTCGGGCTACAATGCCATGATAGAACGCCTGCAGCCAGACAGTATCATATTTTACGGAAAAGTACCGGATGAGTGCAGAGGCAGTATTATAAAAGTCAATGCATTTTCTGACCGGTTCCAGGAAGCAAAATGTAATGGGTGGTAAACAATGTATGAGAAAACAGTGACTATTTTTAATTTTCATGAAACAGCGTCAGGAACAGCTTGTTGGTATCCCCATGTTATCCCATATGTGGATCTTAACACAGACCGTGGGGCTATCATTAAGAAATACGGTCCAAACTGTACCGATAATGCAGAATTACATATTGCCTATGAATCGGATCAGATATACATAACCGATCAGTCAGACCGAAAACTTCCATGGATGCCACCAAAAGCCTGGAAGAACCAGGAAGAAGGGAAACAGGCTGAAAGCATTACCTTTGGTTTAAATGACTTTTTTATGCTGGGAGAATGGCCGGAGGATGTGATCAATGAAGACGATTATCCCAATGGCTTTTATCAGTATATGAACAGCCAGAAGGATTTTGTATTTAAGATAACCATGGTAGGCGGTCCCTATGTAGTTATTCCACATTTTGAGATCACAGGTAAATAAATGAGCGCAAAAATACAGCATTTTAAAACCTTTTCAATCGTCAATGGAGACGTACATGTAAAAGTAGCATATGACAGGTTTACGGATCAATACAGACGTGCTCAGTATGAGCTTGACGGTGATGTTATGAACAGCATGGTGCCTTTTATGCCTATGGTCACAGGATCGTTTATAAACGTCACCAGAGCCGCCAGCGCCGCCGTACAGGGCTCCGGGCAGGTATATGCAGCGTATGGTCCACAAGGTCGTTTCCTGTATGAAGGAAAAGGTATGGTAGACGAGCAGACAGGAAGCCCATGGGCAGCCAAGGGAAGAAAAAAAGTCCTGGTCAGCCAGTTTACTGGAAAGACACATGCAAAAAAATTTTTACAATATACCCACCAGGCCCATCCACAGGCACAGTCTCATTGGTTTGACACTGCAAAAGAAGCGGATGGGGACCAGTGGATCAGGAAAGTAAAGCAGATTGCGGGAGGCGGAAAACGTGGCGGATAAACCTATAGGAAAAGATGCTTCCGGCCAGACCATACTGGTGGAAGCAGTCAGAGAACTTTTAAACAGGTATCCAGGCTTGCAGGAAGGACAGAAGATCCGGTTTGAAGAGCTTGGAAAAGATGGAGGTATAGCTTTTTCTGCTGACAATGGCGCTCTGGTCATGAGCGAAAAAGAAGATATATGCGGTAACATGCATCAGGTATGCCAGTTCCCTTTTTATGTAGTTTATCGGACAGCAGCGCAGAGGGAGCGGCAAAAGCTGAATGTCCAGAGCTTCCTGGATCATCTGGGGCAATGGATATGCGGTGAGCCTGTGAACATAAACGGCACCCAGACGCAGCTGAGGACGTTTCCACAGCTTCCAGGAGGCCGGACCATAAAACGTATAATGAGAGAAAACTCCTACGGTTTAGAGCCTCAGGAGAACGGTGTACAAGACTGGTTACTGCCGGTTACAGTCCGGTATAAATATGACTGGGAACGCTGGTAACGGTGAAAACTGCTGACCCTAAAAGTTATGGGTAGAAAGGAACAAAAATATGATTGAGAGAAAATATCTGGCACATTATCTGGATGCGAATTTTGGAAACACGGAAGTAGCCTATGTAAGGCTTGGTAAAGACCTGGAAGAGTACAGTGAAGAGCTCAATCCGGATGTAGATACCACTAAGAATATTTTAGGGGAACAGTCTGTAAAGCATTCCGGTTATGAAGTCCAGGGAGATGTGGATCCATTCTACTATTCCTATGATGATGCTCTTTCTGAAAAACTTATGGAGATTGCAAACACCCGCGCAACCGGTGAGAAGTGCAAGACCACTATGGTAGATGTATTGCTGAAACCAGGCGCAGATGAGGAAACAGCGCCTACGGTAGTATGGGCATACAGAGAAGATGTTTATGTAGTTCCTACCAGTGTAGGCGGTGATACTTCCGGTGTCCAGATCCCGTTTACTGTGTACAAAGCTGGAAACAGGGTCAAAGGAACCTGGGATGTAACTAAAAAGGCATTTACAGCAGCATAAAACGGGACAGTGGAAAGAAGGAGGCTAACACATGGGAAGACAGCTTATTTTAGATAACCGGGAATGGATTGACATTGTTGACGGTAAGGGGAATGTAACTGGCGGTTTTTACTGGAACCCTGCGGATCTGGATATAGTAAAACGCTATGAGAAAGTGGCAGCAGAATTTGAGAAGATACAGCTTCCGGAAGGGGAAGACATTGATAAGATGTATGCCATCTCAGATAAAGTAAAAGAGCAGTTTGATTATCTGTTAAATACCAATGCCTCAGAAGCTCTGTTTGCCGGAGCTAATCCATTTACCCCACGTCCAGACGGAACTCTTTTATGTGAATATGTGTTAAGCGCTGTTGCAACATTCATTGAAAAAGAGCTGGATGTCAGAGTACGGAAGACCAGTGCAAAGGTAAAGAAGTACACGGACAAGTATAAGAAATGATAGGCTATGATCTTCCAACAGTAATAAATATCGAAGGCATTGATTACAATATCCAGTCGGACTTTCGGGTCATACTGGATATTCTCATAGCCTGTGCAGATCCGGATCTGAATGATTATGAAAAGCAGGATGCCATGTATCAGATCCTGTATGTGGATTCGGATACAATCCCGGTACACTGCTATGAAGAGGCATGCAAAAAGGCCGCTGATTTTATAGATGGTGGTCTGAATGATAAGCGAAAACCACAGAAAAAGGTCATTGACTGGCAGCATGATGCAGCTATCATTATGCCAGCTGTTAATAAAGTGGCTGGCAAAGAACTTCGTGCAGAGAAATACATGCACTGGTGGACATTCCTGGGATATTTCATGGAAGTGGAAGACGGTCTCTTTTCCCAGGTGTTATCGATCCGGCAGAAGAAAGCAAGACATAAAAAACTGGAAAAATGGGAGAAGGAATTTGAAAAGGAAAATCTGGACCTGGTTAAGCTGCCGGTAGTCCAGAGTGAAGAGCAGAAACAGGAGATTGCAAGCCTTGAAAAGTGGCTGTAAGGAGGCATGAGCGTGCAGGCAGACGGAACAATACTGATTGATACCACAATTTCAGAAGACGGTTTTAAAGCCGGATCTAAAGATATAGAACTTGCTGCCAAACGCATGGCAAAGACAGTCAGTGATATTGGAGATAAATCTAAGATAGCGCTTCAGAAACAGTTGGATTCCTTTTCAAAGGTAAATGCCCAGTATGCAGCACAGGAAAAACGGGTTGAAGCCCTGAAAAAGAAAATAGAAGAATTTAACTCCCAGAAGATCCCTACAGAAGAATATGCAGAGATCCAGAAGCAGATAGCAGAGACGGAAAAGAAACTCGCAGCATTAAATGAACGCCAGGAAAAATTCATAAATACAGGTGGAAAGACCAACAGTAAAGCCTATGCCAGAATGCAGTATGACGCTGATCAGCTGGTTAAAACTCTGGAATATGCTACTGCTGAGAAGCAGGCCCTTGAAAACAGCGGAGGTGCTTTTAAAACCGGATCCAATACGGCAGAGGTACAAAAGACAGCAGCACAGCTTGAAACAGAGCAACAGAAGCTTGCTGATGTTAATAACCGGGTGAATACGTCCTTTATGGCTCTTAAACAGAAGATACAGGAATATGGCGGAAGCCTGGCAGCGGCAAAAGGAGAAACTTCAGATTGTGCAGGAACGCTTGACAGAGTTAAACAGGGATTCCAGTCTCTGGGCTTAGGTGTCAAAATGCTGTCTGGCGGGATACTGAAAACAGCAGCAAAAGGAATTAAAAACATAGCCTCCTTGGCGGCAAAGGCATCTGTAAGCCTTGGAAAACTGGTAGGTAAGCCGATCTTAAACGGGCTTGTAAAGATGACTACCGGTATGTTTGGAATCCATAAATCTGCGAATAAGACTACATTAAGCCTGAAAAATCTGGTTAAGTATGGCTTAGGTATCCGGACATTGTATGCACTGTTCGGCAAGATGAGAAGTGCCGTTGCTGAAGGATTTAAGAACCTGGCGCAATATTCCGGATCAACCAATAAAGATATTTCCAGTCTGATGTCTTCCATGACACAGCTTAAGAACAGTTTTGCAACAGCATTTGCGCCCATATTATCTGCAGTAGCTCCGGCGCTTAATTACTTGATCGGACTGCTTAATACCGCAGTAACGGCCATTGCTCAGTTTATGGCAGCACTGACCGGAAAAAGCACAGTAGTAAAAGCTACAAAGGTACAGCAGGATTATGCTAAGTCCCTGAAAAAGACTGGAAGTGCTGCCAAGGAAGCAGAGGGAGAACTGGCCGCATTTGACAAATTAAATGTTAAGAAGGCAGATTCTTCTTCCGGAAGCGGTGGAGGCGGTGGTGTATCCCCGTCCCAGATGTTTGAGACTACACCTATTGAAAGTTCGATCAAGGGCATGGCTGATAAGATCCGCAGCCTGATCAAGGCCCAGGACTGGACCGGATTAGGCGCATATCTGGCTCAGGGGATCAATGCAGGTCTTCAGAAAGTCTATGATGCTATTAACTGGGATCATGTAGGACCAAAGATCACAGCTTTTGTAAATGCCTTTACACAGACCTTTAACAGCCTGGTCAAAAATATTGACTGGGACTTAATGGGAAGGACGGTAGGCGCTGGTTTAAATACCCTTGTGAATACATTAAATCTTCTGGTTGATGGTATTGACTGGGTACAACTTGGAAGCAAGATTGCAGAGGGCTTTAACGGCTTTGTTGATGAAGTAAACTGGGAAAACCTGGGAAAGCTGTTTGTGGCAAAGTTTAATATTGTATTTCAAATGTTATTAGGCTTTGTAACAACCTTTGACTGGTCTAAAGCGGGAACTGCCTTGGGAAAAGGCATTAATGGAGCTATTGCAAATATTGACCTTAAAAGCTGCGCACAAGCTATAAGCAGGCTTGCAAAAGGTATATGTGATGGTATCAGTGCGGCATTGATAGAAACAGACTGGCAAGAGGCCGGTGAAAAGATAGCCGAGGGACTTGCCACTATAGACTATGCAGGAATTGCTGCTAGTCTGTTTTATGGGTTAGGAGCGGCCCTTGCATCATTAGGCGAGTTCCTTTATGGTCTGTTCCATGACTCTATAGAGAGTATGAAGAGCTACTTTACAGAGTACGCAAAGCAGGCTGGTGGAGACTGGGGCGCAGGTATCCTTAATGGTATCATAGATGCAGTTAAGGACATAGGAAACTGGATCAAAGAACATGTATTCCAGCCGTTCCTAAATGGCTTTAAAGATGCGTTTGGCATACATAGCCCGTCAACAGTTATGGCAGAAATGGGCGGATATCTGATTGAAGGATTAAAAAAGGGTATCACAGATATGCTCCCCGGCTTGAATGAGGTCATAGAAAGCCTCAAACAGGCAGTAAACGGCCTCATAACATTTATCAATGGAACATTCTCCGGAGATTGGGGAAAAGCCTGGGAAGGGATTAAGGATATCTTTAAAGGTGTTTTTAATGGCATTGTATCCATTGCAGAGAATGCAGTGAATTATATTGTCAGAGCATTGAATAGAGTCAGTTTTGATGTGCCTGACTGGATCCCGGAGATTGGTGGAAAGACTTTTGGGTTCCAGCTTCAGGAAGTCAGACTCCCACGCCTTGCTTCTGGTACAGTGGTTCCGCCTCGTGCTGGTGAATTTGCTGCAATCTTGGGAGATAACAAGAAAGAAACAGAGGTTGTGTCTCCGCTGTCCACCATGAAACAGGCATTAAAAGAGGCGCTTCAGGAAGCTGGTGGCCTGGGTGGTGGTGATATAGTAGGATACATTTATCTGGACGGCAAAGAAATGGGAGCTTCTACAGTGAAGTTTGTCCGTCAGGAAAAGAAAAGAACGGGAAAGAATCCTGTACTGGTTTAGGAGGTGTAAGGTATGCAAGCAGATTATAAAGGCTATCTGGTAATGTTTGGGAACACACAGCTTCCAAACAGCTTCCTTACCCGGTACAGGTCAACACCGGACCAGCGAATAGAGAAAAAGGCTTGGCGAGATAATAATGAGTCCTTGCAGAGGGTGACCTCTCCTAATTTCAAAACGACTCTTAATCTGGAATTGAGACCATTATCCCAGAGGGAAAAGGATCTGTTTAATTCTATTAAGGCCAATGGCCTGCAGGATGCTATCCAAAAGAAGTACAGAGTGACCTACTGGAATTTAGATACATGTGTATATGGCACCGGTTCTTTTTATATCCCAGATACAGAGTTTGCTATTGACCACATAGCAGACAATGACACCGGTGAAATGTACTATGAGAAAGTAACCATTGAAATGATCCAGTATTAAGGAGTGGAGCAGATGATAGAAATCGATCAGGTTTATAAAGACCTGTTTAACGAATATGGTGGAAAAAGTCTTAAGCTGACTTTTTTTAAAGAAGAATATCATGCTCTGTACCCATCTGAAACACTGTATCCTTCAGAGGATTTATATCCGTCTGAAATGTCTGCGGATGCTGTGGATTTTTCCATAGGAGATGATCAGATAGTAACAGATTCCCTTGCTATAACAGAAAGCCTGTGTTCAGACGAAGATCTAAGCTTTGGATCGTGTGAGGCAGCCCAGTTTGAAATTACAGTAACGGGACTGACCCAGAGTATTTCAGGCCGGGAATTTATGGCTATAGAGTCATTTGGTGGCTATAACATGGTCTTGGGCTTGTTTAAAGTAGAGTCTACACCCAAGCAGGAAGACAAGAATACCAGAAAGATAATAGCCTATGACAGGATGCAGCGTTTTGATGTAGATGTGTCCGGTTGGTATAATGCATTGAGTTTTCCAATGACATTAAAAGCATTTCGTAAATCACTCTGTTCATTTGTAGGTGTGCGGGAAGAAAATGCAGTTCTTGTTAATGATGAAATGCAGGTAGAAAAGACCATAAATCCTACAGCTTTGAAAGGGCGGGAAGTACTGCAGCAGATCTGCCAGATCAATGGAGTATTTGGAAACATCAATAAGAACGGGGAACTGCGGTATATCGCACTTCCGGAAAAAGAGGATATATCCGCGCGGATCACAATTTATCAGAATGCCGAGAGTGAAGAGTATACAGTTCCGGATATAGATACCGTACAGATCCGTCAGGAAGAAGGGGACATAGGCGGAACCAGCACAGGAGACGGTCAGAATGTTTATATCATTGAAGGAAACATGCTGGTATATGGCAAGACCACATCAGAGATGATAAGAATTGCCAATAACATTAAAAGCGTCGTAAACGGTCTGGAATACCAGCCCGCAACCATATCTACAAACGGTTCCCCATGGATTGAAATAGGGGATAGGATCAGTCTGGAGACTACAGATGGGATAGTTAATACCCTTGTGATGAAAAGGACCTTTACGGGCATTCAGGGAGCCATGGACAGCTATGAAAGCACTGGAAGCCAGGAATTATCAAGACCTTTTAGCATTGAAAGTGAATTGATACAGATAAAAGGCTTATCTGCTATCCTTAAGCGATCTGTAGAAGAAATATCAAATGAACTTACCAATCTGGAAGAGGGAACCAATTCCAAGTTTACCCAGATGGCTAATCAGATTTCCATGGAAGTTACGAGAGCTACCGGTCAGGAAGCAGAACTGAAATCAGCTATTAACGTAGTCAGTGATAAGATTGAACTGAAAGTCAGCCAGGGAGACGTATCAAATCAGCTTTCGGTGGAAATCGGTGGGATCAGCATAAAAGGGAATCGTTTTAGCTGGAGTTCTACATATTCCTCTATGACGGCAGACGGTAAATTGACAGCAAGCAGCGGATCATTTACAGGTGATGTGGTGGCGAACAGTTTTAAAACCAATGATGGAAGTATTATATTGGCAAATGGAAAACTGAAGATTACTGGTGCGGAAATTGATGGAACTGCAAATACAAGTTCCATCGGTGCGAGTACGATTTACACAAACCATCTGGAAGTTGGAGGTAATGCGGTATTTAATTCAGGAGCGGATTTTTCAGGAGCGATTAACTGCCAAAATATCGATGCTAATCGAATAAGCTGTGTAAGTGTTTATTCATCCATGGCTGGGGAAACCTGGTCAGACAGAAGATTAAAGCATGACATCAGAGATGTTCATGAAAAGCTTGCTGTAGAAGTGATAAAAGGGCTGCGGCCGGTAGCTTATGCACTGAATGTAAACGATGCGGAAAGCCTGGGATTTATTGCACAGGAAGTAAAGAAAATGTGTGCAGATCTGGGTGCGGAAATGCCATTGTATACTAAGAATGGTAAATACTATTCCATTCCGTACATAAATTACATTCCATTGATAGTAAAGGCATTGCAATATATCCTGCGGAAAGTGGAGGTTGATCATGGCTAAGGTGGAGTACAAAAAAGAGGACATTCAGCTGTTGACGGCATTGCTTAATGCAATGACTGTAACCGGGCTTGAAAATATAAAACTTATGACACGGGCTGCAGATATCATTGATACTGGCGTTGTAAAAGAAGTCCCGGAAAAACCGAAGCATACTGGAAAGGAAGAGCAGAATGAAACTGAGTGATTTATTTTACGCCATAGTAGGATGGGTGAACTACCCGGATACATCTACACCGGTAGGAAAGACAAACCTGCGGCATATGGATAATGGTATCCTGCAATGCGCTCAGTACATTCTGGGGCTTTCTCAGGACAAATTGGAGGTATCAGAAGCCGCCAAATTCATAACAGGCTGGGAGGTAGATACAAAGACCTGGATTGTAACAGTAACGCATAAAGACGGCACTGTAGAAACGGTAGATTTTCCAATTGAGATGATGCCGACAAAGCTTGATCTGGACGAAGATGATAATCTTGTACTGGTTCAGCAGGACGGAACTACAAAGAAGATCAGCTTCCAGCGTTTTGTTTATAACGTTTCCAGTACAGCAACGGTTGCCATGAAGTTGGACGGGACAACCATATCAGCCAATGTAGTAGACGGATCCATTACAGCAGATAAGCTGGAGCCTACATTGCAGAAGACTTTACGGCAGTATATGCTTGATGCTCAGACAGCAGCGCAAGAAGCAGAGGCATATAATAAATCATCTATAAGCTATGCTGTGGGTGGTACTGGTTCCAGAACAGGGGAAGATACTGATAACAGCAAATATTATAGCGAAAAGGCAAAAGAAGAAGCTGAAAAGGCTGGATCATATGCAAATCTGATCTTCCCGGAATTTTATCTGGATGCATCAACAGGGCATTTGATGTGCAAACAAGGAAAAACAGTAACAGTTAAAGTTGAAAATGATCATGTATTAGTGGAGGTGGCATAGTGGCAAGTACAACAGATCTTGGTAAGTGGATGCTTACCAATGGCGGAGAATACAATCCGGAAACAGCATATGAACAACTTACAATGGTAATGTATGAAAACAGTACATATATTACCTTAAAGACTGTACAAGGCATCACACCTACAGATGATCATGTTAATTATCAGTTGATGGCAAAAGGCTTTAACCCTACAGCCCTGGCATCAGTGCAGGCAACGGATACCAGCGGAGTGCTAGGAGAAGCAGGCGGCACCGTGTCAGCCCAGGATCTTGTAGACTGGGTAGTAGACCAGGCGGCCAACAAACTGCTTAAGCTGACTGATCTGGTAAGCGTACAGACCAATGATGTAACAAAGGGTGTATCTGCAGCTTTGGCCTATGCCATGAACCAGAAGATAGAGCAAACAAATAGTAATTTAGAATGGAAATATGTTGCAGATGTTATTGGGTCATCTACTATAAATATACCATCTGATGCTTGCGAAATATTTGTTACAGTTACAAAATCGTCCGTTATTTATGATGGTGTTACTACATTATCGCTATTAGTTCCTGTTCGCATACTAAGTACTGTATACCAGGATTTCCTGAATGGTGGATATGGAAACAATGACCAACAAACTTATCTTGCATTTTTTAGAATTAATAAATATAATGCCCATTTGTACGCCCTTAAAGTTGCCGGACAGGACTATACTGCCACCTCGCAATTAAAAATGTGGTATAGATAATTATTATCGAAAATGATCATCCGCAAACATATACAATCATTCCGTACAATTCGCCTGATATGCTAGTGTCAGAATATCCATAAACAACATTATTTGTTACGCGAATACGCTTTGAAATATCAGAACCTTTAACATACATTGATGCTATATAATACATATCGACATTTTTTATATCTGGCAACGGTAAATAACCAGATGGAATGTCAAACAGCTTTGTCCATCCTCCTGGTAATGTGGCCTTCAGTATGGCAATATCAATGATAACAATGTTTCCGCATTTCATTAATACAATATCATTTAATTTCTCATAAGAAGAGATTAAATTACTATTTGTTTGCTATAAGAAAAAGAAAGGAAAAAAGAAAATGAATGAAAAACTTAAACTGAAAAATGATAAAGAGTTTCCGTTAGTAGTAGACGGAATCAACGAATTTCAGGGAACTCTTACTTTGACATTTCAAGCAGATGATGCCTTGGAAAATCTGATTACAGAGTTCTCAGCAGCCAACACAGAACAGATAAAAGTTCTGAATACAACAGGAGAAACGTTATCTGTATATGACGGATACACTGTATTAGGAGATCCAAAGAGTGTAAATGAAACAGCAGAGATACAGCCTGCATCATACAATGATGATGGAAGTGTAAAGACAGAAGCTGTGATTGGAAGGGCAGTTACTATGATACTGTCTAAACCAGGCGTTGTAGAGCAGGTGAAACAGAACCGTGCTGATATTGATTTTCTGGCTGTTATGACTGGAACGGATTTATAAGGAGGAGAAGCATGTTAAGTGTAAAGAAAATGGCAGAAAAATATTATCCAGAGTATTGGAATAAAGACAGACTTAGATCTTTAGTCCAGGTTGGCAAGCTGACAGAAGAAGAGTATCATGAAATAACAGGCGAAAAGTACTAAGTTGCACCGGTGCAACAGAAAGAGTAAAAATATGAGAGATATATCATTATGCCACCCGCATTTGCAGAAAATAGCTGCAGCGTGGATTAAGGCCTGTGCAGCAGAGGGCATTGCCGTAGCTATCAGTGAGACCCTGCGTACTGCAGCAGAACAGGATGCTCTTTATGCCCAGGGCCGCACAAAACCAGGAAGCATTGTAACTAATGCCCGTGGCAGCTCCTATAAGTCTCAACATCAGTGGGGCATAGCCTTTGATTTTTATTTAAAGATGGACGTTGACGGAGATGGAAAGATTTCAGATGATGCTTATAATGACAGTAAGGGTCATTTTGAGAAAGCTGCAGAGATTGGAAAGAAGCTGGGGCTTGCCTGGGGCGGTGACTGGTCCAGCATCGTAGATAAACCACATTTGTATCTTCCAACCTGGGGAAGCACACCGGCCGCATTAATCCAACAGTTCGGAACTCCCGAACAGTTCATGAAGACTTGGATGCCTGAGCAAGTAAAGACAGGCTGGCAGCGGGAAGAAGGAGGTTGGCGCTTCTATTTAAAAGACGGATCCGGGAAGTATGTTTCCAATGACTGGTACAAAGACGGAGATCTATGGTATTGGTTTGACGGTGCTGGAATGATGGTTCATGATGTCTGGTATCAATACAAAGGGTCTTGGTACTATCTCGGTTCTGCCGGTGCCATGGTAAGAGGGTTACAGACCATCGGTGGCAAATGGTATTACATGGATCAGGACGGTCGCATGGCTATAAAACCAGTGACACTTACGCCGGATCAAGATGGTGCATTAAAATACCCCAACATTATTTGATGCTTAGTAAAGCAGTTGTTTCAAGGAATGAATTTGAAATAACTGCTTTATTTTCGATTAAAATCTTTGGAAACCTTGAAATTTGTTGAAAAATAGTGTATTATAGAAATCCATATTATAGAATTTGCATAATATAATTGTATATATAAAGTTAAATATCGCAATAATATTATGATACTATTTAAGTATATTTTGGAGGTGATGATGTGAATAGTGAATTAAGAAGATTAATTAACAATTTGACACAAGACATAATCGACCTCTACAATATACAGATACCTATTCAGGATATAAATGAAGTAGTAGGAAAAATAGGCGGGCATGTTGAAGAGAGTTTTGATGAAAACATGTTTGATGGAAGCATAAGAAAACAGAATAATGGATTTATTATATATGTTTCACCATTTCAGAGTGCCGAAAGAAGAAAATTTACTATAGCACATGAGTTGGGGCATTTATTTTTGCATATGGGGTATCAAATAAATTCAAATTTATGGGATGGACAAAAAAATGCAACTTACTATAGATCAGGAGATTCATTATTAGAATATCAAGCAAATGAATTTGCAGCAGCTTTTTTGATGCCAGAAAAAGAATATAGAAAGGTCATGGATCAAAATACTGACGGAATTAAGGTTGCAACAGATAAAATTGCAAGTTATTTTGGTGTTTCTATTTCAGCGGCATCAAATCGAGGGAAGTTTTTGGGGTATTTGCAATGGTAGATGATAATAGACTTAAACTATATAGTGATGCATTAGAAAAAATTAATAAAAATACACAGAATGAGAAGAAAGGTTCTAGATCGGTAGAACTTTTCTTCTCTTTTGATATTGTAAATTCTTCACTATATAAAGATACTAATTATCTTGGATGGCAAAGCGTTTTGACTACTTTATTGACTGACATCCAAAAGGAGGTTACAAAGGAAATACAAGCACAATTATGGCGGGTTCTCGGCGATGAAATTATTTTTTTTGTAACAATTAAAAATATTGAAGAAATTTATTCTACAATTGAAGCCATATATGGAATTTTAGTTATGACAAATGTGAAATTAAAAAATGAAAAATTCTTTGAGAATATTGATGATGGATTTTCTTACAAGGAAGTTGAATGGATGAAAAAAAGCAATATTCTTGCAGTACAGTCTGCGGCATGGCTTGCAATAGTTTTCAATGGTGATAATTCGGAGTTTTCTCCATATGATAATATATTTAAAAAATATAGGATTAATGAAAGTCAACAAATAAATGAGTTTTTGGGTCAAGATATAGATACTGGATTTAGAATAAAAAAAGAAACACAGGATAGGCGATTAGTTGTCAGTGTAGAATTAGCAAAAATATTAAGCGATAAAACAGAATATTTAACACGGCTTCATATAGTTACATATAAAAGCTTGAAGGGAGTGTGGCAAAATAGACTGTATCCGATAATATGGTATCATGATTCAAAGATTAGTGGTGTTACATTTGAAGATAGTTTTTATTATGATGAAACAACATATAGTCAATTGTCAAAAGCATATTTTTTAAATCGCGAAAAGGATGATGGAGATTTAGCATCATATATGTTTTTAGATGTACATAAAGCACTTGAAAAGGTGATTGTCGATCAAAAATTAGGTAGTAAATTAGAACGAATATATAGGGTTATTAATGAAACTGAAAATGACGTAAGAGCTGTAGAAAAAGAATTTGATAATCACTTATTAGAATTTCATTGTGCAGCAGTTTGTTGTGATGTAGAGAATAAAAAGGTATTAATTGCTAAAAGAAAAAATAGAAAACTTTATCCTGAATATTGGGAATTTGGTTGTGCCAAGGCAAATACTGAAAAGAACCTGTATGATTCTATTAAAGAGGATTACAAAAATGATTTTGGAATTGATATAGCTATAATTTGCAATAATGAAAGAATAGATATAGAACCCATGCCCATTGCATTATATCAAATTAACAAGTGGGATAAGTTCCAAAAAGGTGTAATAGTAGCTGCAAAAATAGTAGAGAATAAGGATAAAATTGATGAAGCTATTAGAAAAAAGGGAAAACATGAAAAATATAGGTGGATCTCTGAACAGGAAGTTGAAACATTTGATGAGCCAGCAATTAATGACTTCAAGAATACTTTAAAAAAAGTTTTTTCTATGTGGGATGAAATTTTTAAGGAGAAATGAATGATGGATAGCAAAGAACTGGATGAGTTATTAGAGAAAACCTTTTCAAATGTAAATTCGTGGTTAAATTTTGCAGAGGCCAAAAATGCTGCTAATATAGCATTTGTGATTGCGTGCATTGCAGCAATTTTTAGTTTAGAAAATAGTAACTTTTTATTGTATGTGTTGTGTTTCATTTTAATTATTTCTGGGGTATGCTCTTTCTGGTCGTTTATTCCAAAGTTGGGAGATAAGATGACAGGGAAACGAGGTGCTATTTTAACTGCTGGGAGAATAAATGATGATAACTTGTTGTTTTTTGAAAGGATAAAGGAGTATTCTGGTACGACATACATAAAACAAATATGTGAGATGTACTTTAATGATAATAATTATAAGCCTACAAAATACCAATTGGATTTGTCGAATGAAATAGTTTATAATTCAAACAATGCAAGTCGGAAATACAAAATTTTTAGAATAGCTGTGCACTTAGATATAATTGCATTTTTGCTTTTGGTAGTATTTATTATCTTAGCATAATTGAAGAAATATTTTAAACTTCACATAAAGTGTAAAAGGTTTATTTAATAGTAATTTAGCAATCGTTAGCAGCTGCATCAGTAATGTATACATCAAAAAAATTGCCAATGAAGGAAAATACACACAAGTATTTGCAACATCCATAATAGACAGCAGTCATTTTTGCGGTTTGGTCATAGCTGATGGAGGACTATATTCTTTTCATAATATTGGAAATGTCACTGCTTTTGTAAATCGGTCTACATATAAAGTGGCTTGCAATAGTGTGGGAAAGGTAGCGTGTTTATCAATTACTGGAATGGGTACTTGGGATGAATGCGTCATTATATCCAATAGAGATTTTACATTGACGCATAAGTAAAATGATCAATTTACAGATTAAAAATAAAATACCATTACATTTACAATAGTTCCCTTATTAACGCTGTTTAATTGATACTGTCCAATATTTCCAAATAGTCTTAATGTATGGTTATCCTCTTGCACAATAACCAAATATCTGGCAGATATAGCAGCAATTATTGTACCCGAAACAGTAACGGCAACTTGAGAATACTGATCCACAGTTGTAGTAAATGATTTGCTTTTAATTTTACTGCTATCTAAATTACTATTAAACATATGAAAAAATGTTACTGGGATACCTAAAAAAATCCCATTAAAATCCCAATAAAGAAATGAAAAATATTGAAAAAGACTGAAAAATATTGAAAAGCTATAAGCCAAAAAAACGCATAAAATAAAGGAAAATAACGTATTTGAATAAAACAGAAATCGCAAAAATCTGTTTCGTAATGCGTGGGTCGCCGGTTCGAGTCCGGCCAGTGGCTTTAAATCTGAAAGAAAAATCTCCCTAAAAAGCAAGGAAAATCAAGGGTTTCCGGCAGTTTGGGGAGATTTTTTTGTTTGGTTTAGCGTTAAGAGAGGATAAGTATTTTTAAGATATTTTTGGGGGAAACTGGGGGAAAAATCGCTTTCCCCCAGTTTTCTCCCACAAAACCCTGATTTTGACCTCAAATTAGTTATTATATTTACTAATAAGTATTTATAAGTACTGTTTTAAAGGAGATATAGCAGCAAAAATTGGAAAATTTTAATTTTACATTTATTATTATTTCTAATTAATAATTATAAGTTAAATAGTTATGAGTTAATTATTTTTGTAGGATATCAATTCTCTATACTCTAAATAGAAAATAATTTATGAGGTGGACTATGAAAACAAATACGGATCCAAATGGAAACAAAAATAATATTACTTTTCGGAAATATGAAAAATATGGAAATACGTATATAAGAGCTCGGCAATGGGCAACCCTGATTGATGGGACTGTTGAGCGTTTGGAAGGCAGCGGAAAAAATCGGGTAGATGCCAGAGCTGCTCTGGAAAAGAATATTGAGAAACGCAACGAAAAAATTCAATATGGAATGAAAAAAGATAATGGAGAGATTACCCTGGCTGAAGCAGTAAAGCTGTTGATTGAAGAACGTTCTAAAGAATATGACCGTGAGAAAGGCAGAGAGGCCCGTAGAGATGTTTCTACGCAGAGAGACTGGGATGTTTACAGATCGTTGCTTTGCCCTTTTAAAATCGCTGATAAGAAGCTGAATACAATTTTTATGAAAGATATGGAAGCTTACAGAAAAGAACTTTCCAATGCCCGGTATGATAAGCGTACTACAAAGAAAAAGCATGAACCGGAGTATGCATATTATAGTGCATCTACTTTAAACCGGATTATTCGGCTTGTTGTGGCCGCTGTAGATGAATACTATATGTACCGCCCGGAAAAATCCCCGGCGATTGTACTAAAGCAGTTTAAACAGAGTACGCCTGCGAAAACAAAAGCAGATTTTCTTGTAGGGGATGAAATCGAGAAAGCACTGAGATATTTTCAGCAGATGAGAGAACAGAATAAATATCCTTTAGACATTACATGTGCAAATGTATTCACGATTGCTTTGCTTATTGGAGCACGTCCAGGAGAAATTCTTGGATTAAGAAAGCGGGACTGGAATGGAAAAATAGGTGAATTATCCATTAAGCGAACCGGCGCTTATGAAGATGGGCGTACAAAGACGAAGAATTCCATCCGGATTTTAACGCCGCCCGCAGCTGCTGCCACAATTTTACATAGAAGATGTGAAGGAATAAATGCAGACGATTTAATTTTCTCAGGAACAAAGAAAAATGTATTATTATCACCGTCTAATCTCAATAAAAAACTGAAGCGCTGGCTGAAAGAAGCAGGAATTAACAAAGACCTACATCCCCATTCTTTAAGAGGTTCTTCAGGAACTTACTTATTGGATCATGATGTTCCCATTGAAGTGGTATCAAGAATGTTTGGACATCAGAATGTATCTACTACACAAAATTTCTATTCCGCTTATACAGAAACCAGAAGGAAAAAGGATGCAACAGAAATTTGTGGAGTGTTTGATGGATTAACGGAAAAGATGGGACAGATATAATGTGAAATTATTTTCAAACATTAAATTATCTAACCTTGAGAAAAATGGATTTTGATGATAAGATGAAATTGGGATTGGATGCATTTTTAAATCCAGCTTGACATCGACGAAGAATGGAGGTTATAGTGACGAAAGAAGAAATTGTGAAAACAGAAGCGTTGGAAGCCCGCTATAAAAGATATAAGAGTATCTTAAAAGACCTCACTATCATGAGCGATGTGTTTATGCGGAATGTATTCAAAAAGCGGGAATGCACAGAATATGTTTTGCAGGTGATCATGGGAAAAAAGAATCTGCGGATCATCGATCAGGTTTTGCAGAAAGATTATAAAAACTTACAGGGACGTTCAGCTATATTGGATTGTGTTGTCAGAGATGCTGATGGAAAACAGATGGATGTGGAAATCCAGCAGGATAATGAAGGTGCATCTCCAAAGCGGGCGAGATATCATAGCGGCTTAATGGATATGAATACATTGAATCCGGGGCAGGATTTTGATGAGCTCCCTGAAAGCTATGTTATTTTTATTACCAGAGATGACGCACTGGGTTATGGACTTCCAATTTATCATATACATAGAACGATTGAAGAAGTCAGTGAGAATTTTAAGGATGAGACCCATATTATTTATGTAAATTCTAAGAAACAGGACGACACTGAATTAGGACGACTGATGCATGATCTGCATTGTAAGAATGCAGGAGATATGCATAGTAAGATTTTAGCTGATAGAGTATACGAATTAAAAGAAACACAGAAAGGGGTGGAATTCATGTGCCGTGAAATGGAACAGATTTATAGTGAAGGAATTGAAAACGGTGAAAAACTTGGTATTGCGAAGGGCGAAAAGCTTGGCATTGAAAAAGGCGAACTGAAGAAAGCTAAAGAAACCGCCCTTTCCCTTGCTGAAATGGGCTTATCTGTTGATAAGATTGCACAAGCAGTTAAAATCAATGTTGATACAGTTCGGGAATGGATTGACGGGAATGTATAG